GCCACCAGCCCCCACCAACGCCGGCTCCCGTCCCACCGGCCCTAGCAGCGACTTCCCCTCGCCCGTCCCACCCGTCGTCGCCGTCCCATTGGTCGTCGCCGTCTCATCACTCCCACCCAACCAACTCGGCAACTTCGGAAACGATGGCCAACTCCAATTAAACAACCGTTCCAACCACGCCGGCATCCCCAACCCCGGCCACGCCCAATCCACCAGGTCGCTCACCCAGCCGGGTTGGCCAATAAACGCCGGCCACTTCCACACCACCAATCCCAACACCCAGCCCGGCTGCGTAATAAAAACCGGCCACGCCCACACCAATAATGTCGTCACCCAATCCGGCACCCCAATAAAATCGGGCCAGGCCCACGCCAACAGCGTCGTCACCCACTCAGCCGCAACGCCCATCGCTGGCCAGGCCCACGTCAGTAGGGTTGTCACCCACTCGGCAGCTACGCCAACAGCCGGCCAGGCCCACGCCAACAACGTCGTCATCCATTCCGGTGCGGCTAGGTTCAACGACGCATCACCGCTGAAAAGCTGACCAATCCACGTGGACAGAGCCGTAATCTTGGTAATGATGCCATCCACATCCACCCCGAAGCCGCTCAAAATGCTCTTCAGGTCCGTAAATGTTCCGCTCACGGTCTGCGTGATAATGGCAAAAGAAGCCCAGACCAGCACGCCCAGATTGCCCAACGTTTGCTCTATATACCTTACCACCCCGCCCACAACCGTCTGAATTCCCGCCCAGGCCCCGGCAAAATCCCCCTGGAAGAGCGCTGTAATCGTCGCCGTCACCCCTTGCACGGTGGTGGCAATCAATTGTACGGTTGCCGTCACCTGGTCGATCACGGCTCCAATCTGGGTAGGCAACGCAGCAAACGCCGCCGCCAACCAGTTGATCGCCATCACCGCCCCCACCCCCAACACGCCTGCAATCACCCCGCCCAACGTCTGGACGACGGGCATCACCGCCGCCACCATCGTGCTGATCGCCGTCTGCAACTCAGCAAACTTCGGTGTGATGGGCGCCAGGCCCGCCACTATCTCGCCCAGGGCACCCTTAATGCGCTCGATGGATGGCCCAAATAAATCGGTCAATGTTTGCCAGGCCGCCCCAATCGTTTCCTGCGCCGCTGTCACCGCTCCCGGTAGTGCGTCCCACGCCGTTGACCAGGTCGTCTGTAGCGTAGTCAATGCTGTCGGTAAATTCGTGGCCAACCAATCCTGAAGAGCGGTCACAATCGGCTGCATCGCCGCCCACGCGTCCACCACCGCCGACCGCACCCCGCCCCAATCATTCTCCCAAGCGTTGCGCATCACCGCCACCGCCGCCACCGCGCCCAGCACCGCCCCGACCACCGGCGCCAGCGCCGCCACCAGCCCAGCCAGCGCCACCGCCACCGACCCGCCGATGATGCCAGCCAGCACGATCAAAATATCCTGCCAGCCCACAAACGCCGCAACCGCGCCGATCACCGGCTGCACCACCGCCAACACCGCTGCAATAAAGGGCTGCCAGCCCGCCACCGTTGTCTGAATCGCCGTGTAGAGACTCCCCAGCCAGCCAGCCAAATCAAAAATGCCCTGCACCAACCCCGGAATATAGCTCGCTGCAATCGCCACGACCGCCGCAAAGCTGCCAAAGAAGGCCACAATCCGCCCGCTATTTTCGCTCACAAAGGCCGTCAACTGTTCCGCCAACTGGCGCACCACCGGCAAAAAGGCATCGCCGATCTGGATCTTCACCGTCTCCACCACGCCGCCCAGAATTTCCAGCGCCCCCTTGGTGTTATCCATGCGCGTCTTAGCCGCTTCCAGGGCATCCACCTGCCCCATCTGCACTTGCAACGCCTCAAAGGCCGTAATCCCATCCTTGGCCACCCCGTTGAGCGCCTCCTGGCTCACACCCAACTCTTTCGCCGCCAGCGCCACGTCGGTGTAAATCACCTTGCCACTATCGGCCAGCGCCACCGCCGCCCGCATGGCATCCGTCCCGAAGATGGTACTCAGCGCCGCATTCTTCTGCTCTTCTGTCAACCCGGCCAGCGCCCCTTGCAGCAAGCTGGCGATGTACGCCATGCTTTTCAGGTTGCCCTGCGCGTCAAAGAATTGATTGCTGCCATCCGCCGTAATCAGCCCCAACTCTTTCATAGCCGCCGCCGCCCCGTCTGACTTAGGGATCAGCGTCTGTAGCATCGTCTTAAAGCTTGTGCCGGCATCACTCCCCGACCCGAAGAGCGGCGAAATCGCCGCAATCGTCGTATTGAAGTCGCCAAACTCTACACCCACGGCCGAGGCCACGCCACCAGCCTGCGCAATCGCCAATGCGTAGTCATCAATCGTGAATTTGCTGGCATTAGTCACGCCGGCGATCCCATCCACCGCGTCCATATAGCTGCCCGCCGAATCCTTAAATTGATTCATCACATCGGTCATAATGTCCGCCGACTGGGCAAAGTCGCCGCCCGTGGCGTTGGAGAGCAACACGGTGGCCTCTGCCGCCCCCTCCATAATCTCCGTCATCGCCACGCCATTGCGCGCCAATGAATCAATCGCCTCCGCCGCCTCCAGTGTCGTGACCGTCAGGTTGGGGTTCATCCCCAAGCCCAAGATCAATTCCTTCAGCGGCTCGACCTCTTCCCGGCTGCGCTGCATACTGGATGCAATGACACTCATGCCGCTTTCTAGGTCCATGGCCATCTGGGTGCCATCGACCGCCGTCGCCGTCAACGCCGCCCCCAGCGTCGCCAGCCCGGCCACCGCCGCCCCAGCCGCCACCCGGCCAAAATTGCCCAGCACCGATCCCACACTGTTGGCGCGCTGCTCCACACCCCCAATGCTCGCCTCGACACGGTTAATCCCGCGCACAGCATTGCCGGTGTCCGATTCAAACTTAATTAAGAGATTTGCGACCGTCTGCGCCATTGTTCCGCTTCAGCATGATTCTCGGCGCTTTGCGCCGCCAATGCAGCGTGCATCCACCAACTAGGCTGCTCCGCCAACTCCCACGGCGTGCAGTTCATATAGCGCGCCGCCTGTAGCAAAAAATACCAATCCGGTGGCTCCCCGACTAGCCCGCCGCTACCAAGCCACCGTTCAAGGGCGCGGCACTCGTCGCGTTTGGGCGCATGTCCCCGGTAATGCCCTGCACCACCAGCCCCAGGAAGGCGATGGGCAACTTCCGCAACGCCGCCTCGGTCGTCGGGTAGGGCTTCTCATCATCGCCCACCAGCTCCCAACTCACCAACACCTTGGCCAACAACTTGCACAATCCGCCCCCCGCCCGGCTCCCATCCACCTGATCCATCATCGCCGCTTCCGTCGCCGGCGTCAGTTCCGAAGGCCGATACGTCACCGTCAGCTGCTCCCCATCAATCGGAATCTCCACCGTCCGCGCATCCTTCACCAACTGCCCCACCTTCATCTTCGCCATCCACCAATCTCCTAATCACGAATCACGAATCACGAATCACGAATCACGAATTACAACGTCGTCAACGTATTATTCACCTGAATTTCCGTACTCTTTCCCCACGTCGTATCATGCACCTGATCAAAGGTCCACTCAATGGCGTACACCCCTTCCTGATCCTTAAACTCGCTGACCGCTGTCACGATCCCACAGATCGAATGCTGGAAGAGCCACGTATGGGGCGTGGCAATAATCGGCCCGGTTGCCCGTAGCTGGATAAAGCGCTTCGTCCCCGCCCGCATCTGCGTCAACAACCCCATCCCAACCGCGTCGGCCGCCATCAGCAGTTTGAACTGTGCCTTGGGTTCCAACTCCACATGGGCCGCCCAACTCGTCTGTGCCGAGTCAATCGGCCACACCGGCCCCACTTTGCTGGCCACTTCGTAATCGGCCTGGAAGACGCGCAAAAGCTTCGTTGTTCCCAGCGCCGCCGACGTTGCATCCATAAAAATCGCGACTTCGGTCGGCAGGACTGGCTGAAGGGCAATCTCCGTAGGCGTCGCCGTCAGCGTGACCCCATCAATCAACCGCTGCCCGATCAGCGATCCCTTGGTCGTGAACTCATCCCGACCAAGGGTATAGCCCCACGAATCGAAAATTCCGTAGCCCATCTCATGCGCTCGCACAGCCGATCCCACCTCCACAGTATAGGTGCGCGCCGAATCCGGGGCCGCCTGCGCCGGCGAAAAGGTCCATTTGTACGCAGTGGTTACGCCCTGCTGCACCGGCGCCGCATAGTTAAAAATCGAAGAGAGCGGATAGACGATGTCTGTATAGACCATCTGCCCCTGCATCCCCGCCGTCGTCCACTCCTTGCCCTGGGCGCCCACCGTCGCATACTTGCCGCCCAGCGGTCGATACATCTTCACCGCCGTCTGGATTGTCGGGCTGATCTGCGTCGCCAATAGCTTCCGATTGGCCGGCACAATCGTACCCGGCGTAACCTCCACCCCGATCTGAACAACCTGAGTAATCCCCGCTCGCTCTGACATCTCCTCCTACCTTTCCCCTATCTCTCGTCACTGCACAAAAATCCGATATAACCCCCCCAAATGCCGATACTGCGTCTCCCCGGCCACCTCCACATAGCGGATCGGCTGTTCCCGCGTACATGCCAGAATCACCCCATCCACCACGCTCCCCGTCTTGCCCTGAAGAACCGTATCCATTCGGTCCGCAATCGCCTTCAACGGCCCATAGCTCGGCCCCTGGCCAATCACCTTGATCTGGTAGATCGCATTGACCATAATCCGCGCCGTCCCCACCCCCATCACATCCGTACCATCCATCAACGTGAAGAGGAGATACGGAAACACCGCCCCCTGGGGCGCCACATCGCCATAACAGCGCGTCCCCACCGCCGCCGCCAACGTCGCATCCCCCGTCAACGTCGCATAGAGCCACTGGTCAACCCGAAGAACTTCGATCACCGCACCGCCTCCGTCACCACCTTAGAAAGGCGCCGCTTCAACTTCGCCACCGCCCGCTCCCCCGCCGGCGTCATAAACGGACGGGCCGGCAGCCGCACCGTCCCAAACTCATGGAAGTGGCCGTAAAACATCAACGACACCACCGACCAACCGCCCCGGATTCGGCGCACCTTAATCCCCTTCACCAGGTCGCCCGTATCCTTCGGCGCCAACCGCCGCGCCTCATCCCGCGCCTCGGTCGCCACTTCCTTCATCGTCGCCGGCGCCGTCACCCGCAACGCATTCCGCACCGCCGGCAACTGATTTTTTGTAATCTGAAAACTACCCGCCATCATCCATCCCATCTAGCTATTGGTCACTTGGTGGGGAAGACGGAATCGAACCGCCACCAACGCCGCGCCGTGCTTGCCGGCGAGAAGCGCCGCTGCACCCCTCAACACAACGGCAGCGTCAGTGCCGCCAGGCATCCCCAAGACTGACTACGCGCCCAACCGCCTAAACCACCTCACGACACATCACAACCTGTTCCCGTTGCCGCCCCTCCGGGTCCCCAATCGTGATAATCTCCAACCGCCGGTTCTGCCACACCAACCGATGCCGATTCGTCAACGCCACCCCACCGGCCCCGGCCCGCAAATTCACCTTATGGCTAATGGTCGCCTGCACCTGATCCGCCGCCGAACTAAATTGCTCCTGGCCCAACTGGGTGCGCACGCGCCCCCACACCGTCGCCACCGTCGCCCAAGTCGGCGTCTGCCCACCCATGCCATCGGCCACAACCGTCATCGCCTCAATCGCAATCCGCTCGCGCAACTGCCCAGCCTGCATTGCCAATCTCCTTAGCGCCTGCCACAATGCCCTCCCTTATCAGGGGAGGGCTAGGGAGGGGTCAGCGCACCTCATACAAATACAACAGCGAATCCACCGCCATCTGCACCGCCCCGCTCGACACCGTCACCCCCGCCGATACGACCACCGCCTCCCGGTTCTCATACCAATGGCCAATCAACAACAGCATCGCCTGCTTCAACGGGGTTGGCACCGCCGCCGCCAACCCATAACCCGTGGTATAGGTAATCGCAATCGGCCACTGCGGCCACAACTCAACGGTAGGCCAATCCTGATTGGCTGCCAAGCAGAAGAAGCAATTATCCGGCGTCAATGTGTAAACCGTTGATGCCAATGTCAACGTATTGCCCCCATCGGTCTTATAAGTCACACTGCTAATCGCCCCCACCGGCGGATACGTCAACGCCAGGCACTCCCCTGGCCACCCATCCAGGTGCTGCCGCCACGTCTGCGTACAGAGCGAAATCCAACAGCGCTGCTCCACATACACCCGCGCCGTTGTAATCAGCGCCGTGATATACGTGTCATCATCCGCATGTTCCACCCGGCAATGGGCCTTCGCCTCCGCCAACGTAACCGGCTCCACCGTGGGACCCGTCACCAAAACCGGCAGCATAAGCACCTCACTTGGTCGCCACAATCCAACAGGCTTTCTCCCCGCTTACCGCGGCGTCAAACCAATACTGATTCAGGTTCCCCGGCAACTCGATGGACGTACCCGGATTCAACGGAAACCCCGTGGTACTCGTCACCCCATTGCCCACAGGATCACCATCCCCAACCCAAATTACACCCGTATTGGCCGGATGCGCCGCCACGCGGACAGCCAAAAGAACCGGCGTCGCTGTCCCCCGCACCGCCGTGCCGGCCGTGGTCACAGTGATTTGTCCACTAAGTACCATAATTTACCCCTTACCGCTTGCGCTTCGGCGCCGTCGCCGTCTCGCCATCCGGCGCCGCTGTGGCCTCTTCCTCCACCACAGCCGCAGGCGGAAGCACCGCCTTGCCCATGCGCAACAGCAAAGCCGCCTCCGCCGCACTCACGGCCACCAACTCCCCAGCCTCTCGCGCCACACCCCCCGCCACCGTCCCCCGGACGATCACAACCATCACAT